AGATATATATCATCCTTTTTATTATAAGGATCTAGCACCAGAACAAGAAAAACTCATAACTAATTTATGGGGAATTAAACAACAACAATAACAAAAAGGAGAACTATGTTACACACAGCATCTTGGTTAGTATACAAAACAAAAGTAGTAGCAACTTATACTTTTATTTACGCACAAAAAGTATGGGGTCTATTACCATTTTAATTAATAAAAAAAACAAAAGGAAACAATGAAAAAAAATATATATCAAAAACTACATGATGCTTGTTTAAGTGCAAAAAGTGTCAAGAAAGGAACAAGAGCAAATGGGATGCACTTTAACCCATTACTACATGATGACGTACAAGCAACAGCAACACAAGCCTTGTTAGACAATGGTTTGTATGCGACTTGTAATTATCTGACAGAGATTGTACCAAACATAAAACAAGTAATGGTCGTATGTACCATGCGAGTTTATGATGTTGAAGATCCAACGCAACATATACTTGTTGATGGGTGTTCAGCATTTGGAAACCTAGATAAGTTTGGAACTGGTAATGCCATGTCATATTCAAGAAAGTATGCGTTCCTAAATTTACTAAATCTTAAAACGGGTATCAAAGATGAGGATGGTTATGAACCAAAACCATTTGAAGATTCTACAGAGCAATCTGTTGAAGAACCTACTTATACTGATGATAGTATTGAAGTAGAAGAAATAAAGAATGAGATTAAGTCGGCTAAAAATATGAAAGAATTTAATATTTTAGCAGAGAAGTATTCTAATCACATTCAATATTTAATAAAAAACAACACTAAAGTTTATCAACAAATAAAAGATGTTGCTGATACTAGAGAGTTGCAATTAAATAATGGTCAGTAAAAGCTGACGATAACAAAGGAGTAAACATGAGTGAAAATACAGTATGGTGTAACTTGGTAAGAAACGAAAACAAGAACGCAGAGAACCAACCGGATTGGGTAGCACCGCCAAATACAAATGCACCAGAGGGTAAGAAATGGACTATCGGTGTTAAGATAGGAGACGTTTGGCACAATCAAGCTGGATGGAATGAGTTAGATGAACAAGGAAATATTATTGGTATCACAATAAAAATGACACCACCTAGTTCTAGTGATGACAAGCCTGCAGCACCACAAAATAAAGGGTTTCAAAATAAACCTACTTATGCTAGTAAACAATCATATAAGTTTTAATTAACTTATATAAGTCTTGGGGGAGTTTTTCTTTCTAGTTCCCTTTCGGTAGTTTTCTTCCCCGAGACACCTCAAAAAAATATGGACAAGAAAATTACAGACATTGATCAAGAAATTGAGAAGAAGATTATTGATGATCGCCAAAAAGATTATGGTAATTATCAAGAGAACTTTATTATGTTAGCAGAAATGTTTACAATAATACTTGCAGGTAATTTAAGAACAAGAATTAAACCACATCAAGTAGGTCAATTAATGATGGGATTAAAGCTATATAGATCAACAAAAAATTTTAAGGCAGACAACTATTTAGATATGAGTGTGTACAATAAAATGACTAAAGAGATACACAAAAAAGAGGTTGCCAAAAAGGATAAAGTATGACAAAGTTTAAAAGAATTATTAATGGGGAATGTCATTTTACAATGACGGAACTCTTTGATGATGTTGAGAAAGCTGCGGATGTGTCCAATAAAGGAGAACCCGTAGAATGTAAAATTGATAATTTGAGGATTGATTTTACAACAGTAAAAAAGGATAAGGATGAACGAGATAAAAACTCGTCTGCAAAAGTACAGGGATCTTCAAGCGAAGAAACACGAGAAGTACCTAGAAGCAAAGCAGAAAGTAAATAAGTATCAGAAAGATTCTTATAGATTGCTTTGGAAGATAGAGCAGACAAAAGAACGATTAATGACATCTATTTAGTCATTAGTTAATTATTAAAAAAAACTGAAGGAAAACGTAGGGGATCTATGACTAAAAACAAAATATTTACTGAAATAAAACTTGCTATGAAAGCAGGACACTATCGTGATTTATCAAAGAAAGAAAAAAAAATATACAAGAACGCATTTAAGAATGGTTACAAGTTAGCGAAAATACATTGTAAAAAAAGAACACCAGAGTTTTATAAACCAAGAAGAATTATTAGTTACTCATTTGCCAAACCTAGCACAAGAATTGTAGACAGTATTATTAATAGAGTTTGTGTTCGTTATGAGGTACACAAAAAAAGTTTAATGGGTAAGGTTAGAACACAAGATATAGTTAGAGCAAGAAACATTATTCACAATATGTTGTATGAAAAATATAACTTAAACCTTACAGATATAGGTAGATATTTCGGACAAGATCATACTACAGTTTTACATTCAATAGAAATGAAAAAACATAAGCGAAGATTTTGGGATGCTGGTCAAAGCATTTGGGAAGAATACCAAGATTTAAAAGAAACTATTTCTTAGCAGTTTTAGCAGCTCTCTTAAATTGTTTAGCAGTTGGTCTACCTTTTTGTCCTGCTTTACGCATTTTCTCACCACTACCTGCAGCGATACGTTTACGTTTAGCATGGATGTTACTATATAATCCACGTTTAGCCATTATTTTTTACCTTTCTTTTTTGATTTAGAACTCATTATTTTTTTCTTCAAAGCTGAAGGCAAAGTTTTTTGCTTTGCTGTTAGTTTGCTTTTACCTTTTGATTTACCATACATAATTATTTTCCTTTTGTTGTTTAACTTTTAGCACACAATAGTTGTCAAAACAACTACCATCTTTACCATCATGGCAAAAATACTTTTTATTAGCTGTGATAATCCAGCCACCCTCATCACTCATTAACTCTTTATTACAAGTCTCGCAGTAACCACAGATTAAAGATTGATGTGTAGGTCTTACCCATGTTTTCTTTTTTATCGGCACTTCCACCTACGTCTTGCTTGTCTTATTCTTGAGTTAGGATCGTTTCTTGTTTTAGCAGATGAGTTTCTTAATTGTCCGGCAGATCTTGCACAATAACTTTTTCTACGTTTAGCATCCTTAGATCCTTTCTTAACTTTACCTGTTACTGCTGTCTTTAATTTTGATCCGGGATTGGCTGCTCTATATCTTGCAACACCTTTGGCTGTCATACCAGCACCTTTTTTTGTAGGTCTGTAATTTGCGTTCTTACCTTTTGTTGTTTTTCTAATAGCCATTATTTTAGTATAAGTTTTTTAATTGATTTTTCACCTAAATAAATTTCTGTTTCTGCTTTAGATTTAATACATTGGTATTCTACATTATTATTAAGTTGTCTGTTAGCAATCCTTTTACCTTTCAAACAATTACTCATGGATTCTTGTATTCTATGTTCTTTAATTTCTCCATTAACAATCATCAATAATGCAACTACTACTTCAACCATGTCCATTACCATTTGCTCTAACTTTATCTTTTAACTCTTCAACATCTTTTAATGCTTTTTCTAGTTGTGTTTTTAAAAATTCTATATTAACTTTGTTAGTCATATTTTGTTCTTGATTTGTAATTAATTTTTCTACATCTTCAAACAAACTTTCAATCAACATAAATTGTTCTTGGTCAGTAGGTTTCTGTTCTGACTTTTTAAGAAGATCAGCTTGGAATAATTCTCTTGATGTCTCCAGACTGGTCAACCTCGCAGTCACCTCTGTATATGCGAACACACCCATTGCTACAGCTACTACAATACCAATCATATTTTTAATTGGCATACTTACTGCTGTATTTTCTGATACTTTCATTTTTTCTTTCTTTTGCATTTACATTTTGGAGCAAATAAATCATTAGTCCATTCAATGTACTTATCAAAAAAACCAAGAACTTTATATACGTATTTATCAATCATGTTGCTGGTCCACCGCAGAAAGCCAATAGCAACATCATAATTATAAGAACACCTGTAAAATAATAGTTCATCCTCTCTATCTCCATAGGTTATTCTTTATAAGATTATTATAGTATTAGAGCTATAACTAATAGCACGCCAATAACAATTACTGCTTTTTTATGATCTTCCAAATAGTGTTTGATCATATCTCTAATTTCATCAATCATATTTATCTCCTATGATCTTCTAATATAAGATATTATTTACCCTGTCCACGATTTTTTGACTTGCCTTTTTGTCTTTTCTTATGTTTATTCATAGAAGATAGCTTAGGTCGTCTACCTATACTTGTCTTTTTTGGTATTCTTTCGTGAGGTTGATCAGCTATATTAAACTTTACTCTTGCCATTATATTTGTTTTTCCATATTTCTTGTTGAGTTAATCCTATCTCATCTTTTTTTGTTTTTAATCTGTCATCTATTTTAGTTATATCTATCTCTTCTACTAGAGCATATCTGTAAATTTTAGTGTCAGAATTTTTCCATTGAAAATGTAAAAGGTATTTAGGTTCATCATAGTTACTTAATAAACTAGGATCAAAAGCAGCTATTGTCATTTTTTAAACTTTTTATTACTCAATAAGTTAGTAACAGATATTCCATAGTTACCACCGACTACTATAAAAATTAAATATAGATATACTTCTGGAATATTCTTTAATTGCTCAAAATAAAACTCTACTTTTTTTAGCATAGTCATATCACCATAAAATGTAGCATAAGCTAGTATGCCAAGTGGTGCTAATATAAACGCACCTAATACTAAATCTAAAATTAGTGAGCCATTTCTTTTAGCTCTCTCGTTACCAGTTTGCATTTCTTGTAAAGCTATTTGATGCTTACGTTCACTTTTCTCTGCTCGTTTAGTCATAAAACTTCCTACAGCTTTAGAGCCTATTTTAAATAATAAATTATATGGTAGCATATTAATCTTTAGTTTCTTCTTCTAATTTTTTAATTTTAGATAAAGCATCATCTAAATCTTTAGTGCAAAATTCTAGCTTTTGCAAACACCTTTTGTTAGCAGCATCTTTAGATTTACCTGCATCTTCAAGCTCTGCTATCTGACCTTTTAGTATTCTAACCTGATCTTTATATTCGTTAATTATGTCTAATGAATTATCACTTTGCATATATTATTTTTACCTTTAGTTTGATTTGTTCTTTAGTTCTACTTCTTAGTATAAGAGATCCTGTGCTATTTCTTTTATAACCATCTTTGGCTGTATAGTCTGTTTTTCTATAATTTTTAGTTTTAACATCATAACCAGTATACTCACCTGTAGTCATATTTAAAGTAACAATATCTACTGGACCAAGACCACCAAGAGGTGTAAATACAAGTATATTAGGATCTTTTGCTAGTTCAATCTGTGCTTTCATTTCGCTTAATAGACCAGTAATTGCTTTCTTTCTTCTAGCCATAAAGACCTTTAGAGTTAAAGTTTTTGAAATAATATAACTATAATTGTAAACATTCCACCTATTAAAGCTGACATAGCATAATACATGTGTTTTTTAATATCTTTAATTTCTAATTCTATATTGTTAATTTTTTGGTGAGTTTGTTTCTGCATGATACGACAAAGTTTTTCGTGTGATTCTATTCTTTCTATTGCAGTATTTTTAGCCATTAGATTGTATCTTGTGGTTTACAACTGTATTGAGTTGATAACTGAAGTTCATTTACTGTATCTGTATTCATAAGTTCTAAATATTGTATACTTGTATCTAAAGCTACTATGGCACAATCTTTCCAAGTGTCAAAAGTTTCTTGATGTTTTACTGGATCTTTACATTCTCCTGTTACAAATGAACATACTGAAAGCATAAGAATAAATTTCATAATAAAAACTTTATATATTTAAAAACCCCAACTTACAAAGGAATATCTAGTGCCTTTTTTAACTTCAGTTACTTCATGTGGGTACATAAAACAACTAGGAAATATTATAATATCACCAGTTTTTGTCTTAATTTTTTTATCCCTTATTTTAAGATCACCCCCCATATAATCATCATTTAAAATTCCTATAAAAGAAAGAACAGGTATTCCTTTATGCTCGCCATCAAACAAAGAATGTATATGATCGTAGTGTTCACGCATCATAGTTCCTTTTATATATTTATTTAATCTAAATGGAGAAAATTTTGTACATATATCTAGTTGAGTTTTATCTGTTTTACCTTTATGTTTTTCAAAATATTCTTGATATGCTTGACTAAGAAATTTTGCTGTCTCAGCTTGAATTTCAACATTATAATTACTTACATCTAATTCTTTATTTTTTTCTGAATCATAAATTTTTGAAGTTGTGTCGTACCATGCGTGTTTATACCATTTATTGTTTTGTAATATTTTTATAGTTTTTTTACAAAGTTTTTTAGGTATAACATTTGTAACATAGATATAGTCATCTACATTTTTCATTATCAATCTTTCTGTTTTAAAATTTCTTTTATATTTAATTCTGTTAATTCAATTTCAGATCCCAGTTTATCAGAAACAAAAGTGTTAAATGATAAAGAAATTCTATTTTTATTAGATGTGTTTATTGGTACACTATGTTTTAAGGTTGATGGAAATAAAATAAGCTCACCACTTTTAATAGGTAATAAAAAATTTTCTGAATTAAATTCATTATATTTAAAAACTTCTCTTTTAAAATTTAAGTTTGTTG